CGTATGTGGGTATGTCTTGCCCGCCGTAGTTTGCATTGCCTGGACGGGCGTCTGTAACTGCGATGGACGAGTTCATGATGGTGTCAACTGTTGACATCAAATAGTCTCCGCTGTCTTGGTTGCCTGGGGGCGCTGCAAGGATGCGGACTGGAATGCGAAAGTCGCCCACGTTGTAAGTGAACGAAGTCATGACAGGAAGTTCAATCATGACAGACATTGGGCGCGCGTTGCGCGGGTCTGTGACTGGTTTGAGACCGAGGGCGGTGAGTTGTGTTTTGATTGCGTTGACTGCGTCGACGAGGATTCCTGTTGCAGCCATTATGCGACCTGTGGCCTTCCGCAACCAATGAGAGCCATGATGCGTCCCATAGTTGAGGGAATGGGAATTGAAGACATGGCGTCGAATGAGGCAAAAGAGTCTGCTGATCCGCGTTCGCGGTAAAGGGTTGCTGCGTACATGATTGTGCCAAGTTTGACGTCGGCACCTGGCACCGTCGATTGCGAGTCGGTGTATCCGGCTTCGCGACGTTTCCGAAATATGTAATTATTTGAAGCATTAACGCAGACCGTGATGAAGGCCGTGTCGTTGGCGGTTGCAACGTCGATGCCGAGCCAACTGGTTACGTCACTAGAATTTACCCAACTTACGCTTGGCGTAAAAGTGACTGTGCCGGTAGCAGTAGATCGAGTGAAGTCCGAGCCTGCGTTGACATAAAGAAACTGGTAAAGACGAATTACATCGGAGTCAAATTCAAGGTCGCCCTCGTCAGATACCCCGATGAATTCAAAGTCTTGTGTTGAGACAATGGTTGCCGTTGCGTTGAATCCGTGGCCTGCGCCTGTGACTGTTACGGAGTCCCCGACCTGTATGCCAGTCTCAACAAAGGTCTGAAAAATGGCGTACCCATCGAGGCGCGTATGAAACGCGAGATCGTAAGTAGCCATTTTCCAGTTCCTTTAAGAGTTCGCCTGAATCAGACGAACGCAGCCTTGACGAACTTGCTTGAGTCAATCATCAGCGTTGCAAGGTAACCGCGGAATGCGATTGTGCGACTAAGCGTTGACGGAACGTCGATGCTGAGTGCGCCCTTCTGCTGTTCAAAGATTTCGTAGCCAGATGCGTCACCGATAATGAGAGTGTCTGCTGCAAAGTTGCGGTCAACTACAACCTGCAAACCAAAGGCAACGCCGTTGACTTGTCCTGGTGCAAGATTACCGAATGCGTTCATTGGCCCAATCTGTGGGAACAACGGGCGATCCGCTGTGTCGCTCAGTTGCATGAGCGATCCCCACCACTCAGGGTTGACGAAGATGTGGGTTGGAAGGTTGCCGTTGCTTGAAGACAAAATTGTCTGTGCTGCACTAGAGATCCATGACATCCAGTAAGCGGGATCTTGTGAAGATGCGGCGGCAAAGTTCTGAGTGACTGTTGCGCCTGTCTTCAAGTTGTCTGCTGCGACGTTGTCGGTCTCGTTTGCGTAGATGCGACCCATGTCATCGAGGACAAGGTTGATGATCTCAGGCTGTGACCAGTCGATTGACTGTTCGGACAAGGTGACGAATCCACCGTATGAACCTTTTGTGACCTGGTTGTCTGTAACAACAAAAGTTCCTTGAGTGAGTGAGGTGTTTTCTGTTGACTGAACGCCCATTGAAGTATGAGTTGTTACTTCTGGACGGATAAATACTTTTCCGCCTTGTGGCATTGCCTTTGCACCGATTGCGTCAATGACTGGACGACGACCAATGAAGTTGTTGTAGACAGGCTGAACGATTGGAAGTGGAAGAACACCTGGGATGTCTGAGGTGAGGACGTTTGGTGCAGCTGCACGAATGCCTTCGCTCATTGCTCGCCATTGGTCTCCGCCAACGAATGCTGCTGAGATGTACTCGGCTGCAGACGGCATGATGAAGTCTTTCTTGGCTGATGCGAAGATTGGGGATGTTGGGATGGCGTCGGGCGCGGAGGCTTCGACTTGGGTTTCTTGTGACATTGTTTCCTCCTGGAGACTTGTGTCGGGTTGGGGTTCGGTTGACTCTTCTTCGACCTCTGGGTCGGGTTCTGAGGCAGCGATTTTTTCGATGACCGCGTCGGCAAATGCCGGAACGCTGACAACCGAAAGTTCTTGTAGATCGGCGGATGAAACAATCATGACGCCGTTCTTGTCGTACTTGAATTTTTTGGGTACTGCGCCAACGGAAACTGAGTCGTATGCGGACATTTGAATGAGTTCAACAACGTCGTCGGCTGCTTTTGAGCGAGCGAAAGTTGCGCTGAATCCGAGGCCGTTGTCAAGGTCGACAAGTTCGGTGACGATTCCGATTGGGCGTCCGTCGTGGTTTTCAAGAAGTCGCGCGGGCTTGGCATTCAAGTCAAAGGCTCCGCGCTTGAACATAACTTTCTCGCCACCTGAAACGGTTGCGACTGTGTCCCAAGGGACTGCGATGCCGGTGATGGTGCGCGGTGCATCTTCTCCAGCTGCTGCGTCAAGAGTGACAGGGACGGCGGTAAATTTAATCATGAAGGAATCTCCTCGAGGTCTGGTACTTCTGGTTCAACAAGTGCGTCGTGCATTTCGCCAATGGCAAGAAGGTCGCTGGTGTCAAACTCAACGAATCTTCCGCGAGTAAGAACGTCGTTCATGCTGAGACGTGAAACGAGTGCGGTGGCCAGCATATGTGCCCCGAAGAGCCATAGATCCTGACGAGCCTGAGACGCATTTTGATAAGTCATTGACGCCCCAGGCGTTGGTGCCGAAACGAGGTAAGCAGGTACCGAGCAAATTCTGCTGAGATCAAGTGCCTGGTATTCGCGTTGCGCTGCGTTGACTTCAAGCGGGTCGCGGTCAAATTCAACAAAGTTGACGTAATTGTTTAATGCGCCGATGACGTTTCCTTCACGGCGAGCCTGCGCCCATTGCGCTGCAAGGTCTCCAAGTTCTTCACCAGACATTGTCTCGCCCGCGGAAGTCTGCTGAAGATAACCAGGAACTGTCTCAATGGTTGCTGCTCGGTCTGCGTACTGATCGAGGTGAGTTGCGATGCTGACCGCGCGTCGACCTGAATACATGAGACCAGTTGTCGGCGCAAGGAAGGTGATGATTTCGTTCGGGTCTAACTGAATGCCGTTGAACTCAATCTCTTTTGGCATGCCGAAGAATTGTGGGCCGACTTGATCGGGAGTTTGGATGTTGGCTGACGGTAGCCATTCGAAACTCATCGGGCGTCCATCGGTTGCATTACGGGAAGTAACTGCCCAGAATGCGCGACCCGTCATCCACAAGTCCGTCACCGTATTTGCAAGGATGAACTGGCGCGGAACTTTCGGATCAGGGTTTTCCATCCATGACTCGTTCGGCACATAGATTTTTTCATACTCCGTGCCGTTCCATTGTTTGACATACTGGCGGAACTCGAGGCCAGAAATGGTCGAGGCGAGAAGGTCTCTCGCCCGCGACACAGTCGGAAGAGCAAGGGCGATCTGCTCAAATGCTCCGCTTGTCCATGCGTACGTCGGAGGGATGCCAGACATGCCGACTCCGGCAGCTGCCTTTACGGGCGACGACGCAAATTCTGCGGTTGTAATTTTTCGGGAGAAGAACGCCACGATTGGAGTCTCCCACAAACTAGTTGCAAATGCAACTACCTTCCAAACGCCATTGCTGCGCGTCCAGTATTTGACGGGCGGGAAACAAGCGCGGCTGCAACGACTAAAAGTCGCGCTGCCTCAATCGGGCCAGGGGAGCGTTGCGAACTGATCACGACTTGACCGTTGGCGCGGGCAAGTACGGCGCGGTTGACATGAGTCGCAAGGAGTTCCTCGCCTCGGTGGTAAATGCGTTTCTCAAGAATGAGCGAGCGCGTCAGACCCGTAAATTTAAGAACCTCGGCGTAGCCGAAAATTTGACGTCGCCGTTCCAACTTCTCTGGGGTATGCAGATCAAGTGCCGGAGTAATTGCCAGACGCAACTTCGGGTCTGCCTCCATTGCCTCGTTAATCTTGACCCACATTTCTTTGAGGGACTCTGTGGAAAACTGAACAGTCGCAATGATGTTGCCTTCTTCGGTAAGTCCGCACCTAATGCCCACATACTTTTCTCCGCCTGTACTTGAGTCAACACAAAGGACGCCTCCAGCGG